CGGCTGCCTAGGGATGCGTTACCGTTAAAGGTCTGTTCGATGGACTCCATCGCGAAGTTGGTATGGCGGCGGTAGACCACCTTAAAGAAGCTGATTTCGGGTTTGCCGGTAAGGAATACGTCCTGAGCGCCGTAGGCTACAAGTTGCATAAGTCCTCCTCCCATTATGTGTGGTTTATACAATTAAAGCAGAGAAAAAAAATACGTTGATTTTCAACGTACGTGTTTGTTAGTGCGCGGTTTGCATACTGTAGAAAAATGAAGCCTAATAAATAAAATATGAATCTTCAAATAAAAAAGTTCAACCCTAAAACGATGCGGGACAATTCGGTGGTGGTATACATCGCGAAGCGAATGAGCGGCAAATCTACGTGTGTAAAAGATATCATGTGCCACAAGAAGCACTTACCTGCGGGTGTGGTAATGTCGGGGACGGAGGAGGGTAATTGCTTTTATCAAGAGTTTGTTCCTGATTTGTTCATATACAACGAGTTTCGTTCAGATGTGATCGAAAAGGTTGTGGCGCGACAACGCGCGCTTATAAAAAGCGGTGAACGCGACACTCCCGTATTTATTATACTGGACGACTGCATGTACGATAAAAAGTTTTTACGAGAGAAGATTATGCGGCAAATCTTTTACAACGGGCGTCACTGGAACGTGTTTTTCATGTTAACCATGCAGTATTGTATGGACTTGTCTCCCGACCTGCGATCGAACATCGACTACATATTTGTGTTTAGAGAAAACATCCTACAGAACCGGGAGAAGATTTACAAAAACTTTTTCGGGATTTTTCCAACTTTCGATATGTTTAATCAGGTTATGGACGCTTGCACAGAAAATTACGAGTGTATCGTTCTTGACAATACGATAAAGAGTAACAAAATAGAAGACGTTGTGTTCTGGTACAAGGCTCGCATGTTCGATCCTAAAACATCCTTCCGCGTCGGGCACCCCAAGTTTTGGAGCGCCCACAATCGTTTGTACGACCCTAAACACGACGACCGTGAAATAAATGCCATACAAAATCAATATTGTAAGACTGAGAAGAATAGAATCACGATAAAAAAGAAAAGCTAATCAGAGGTCGGTTCCGATGTTTTTAAACGTTCCTCGAGAGACCCGGTGACTTCTTCTTCCTCGGTGACTTCCGAGATCGGTGGGGGTACGGTCATGTTATTTTTCTTCTGTTCTTCAAAGTGTTCCTTGACGAGGATCTGTTGATCCTTGTGTCCCTGGATTAGATCGTTGAGGACCTTGTCCTGGTACACCTTGTCTTCGATCTTATCGGTATCGGGGGGGATCGGTAGCCATTTATACATGTCCACTAAAAACACATCGAATGTGGTATCCACCCTGGACAGTTTATCCGCATGACGTCTACCCTCGTCCTCCGTGGCGAACACGCCACGGATCTTCAACGCGCACGTGCTAAATTGCTGACTCGACGTCGGTGACACAATCGAAATAAGCGCAAAACGCTGGCTCGGTATCTGAATCGTATCCTCTTCCAAATGATCAACTTTTTCCATTACCGATATAAGTCTTTTTATTTTTAAATGGATTTTGTGATTTAGACGCTCTTATGAAACACCCAACCGGTGATTTTGCAAATATCGCGCCATATACAATCCTGTTGGTAGAGCTTCTCGCGGCTCTTCAACAAAGGGAAGAGTTCCATCATATCGATCTCACCGAGAAGCTCGCAAAACTTGTACAAAATGTACGAATAACTGAAAAAGTTTTTCCGGCTCTTCGGGCATACCTCTTCGAACGGCTCCTGGATGTCGTGAAACATATTGATGAGGGTCTCGTACAGTTCACCGGAGATGACCGGCGGTGGCTTTCCACTGAGGATGTTTGTGATCTGTCGAGCGTGCTCGTAGAACTTGTTGAGGTTCAGTTTTTTTAGGTACATCTTGACTTTGGTTTGCGTGACTTCGTTGACGCTGGCCACTCGCGCCTTCTTGAACTCGGCCTGCATCTTAGAGATGACGTCGGGTGGAATATCCGAACGCTCCTTGGCTTGTAGTTGCGCGAGAAGTTCGCGCAGATGGTTGATGCGTTTGTACGCGAAATGCACGCTCGTGTCCGTGTTCAGTTCTTGTTCGTACGTCAAACCGGACACACTCGGTTCGAAATACACGTCGTGGTTCCCGCATTTCGAACACACGATGTACGACTCGTTTGTCGATAGGCGCATGGGAACGTCGCAATCGCGACACATAATACCGTTCGTACTGATCGACGGCTGGAGTTCCGGGGTGTGAACATCCGTACTTTTACACCCTTCAATCTTATGCATGTACGACGTGAGCAACTGTCCGCGCTTGTTCTGTGATTTTTTCTCGACGTAGCTACAAATCGACGCTTGGTCGTCGCTTACGATTTTGGAAAACTCTTTGTCCGGGTGATATAGATCGTTATGCTCCTGTAAGACAGTGGATACTTTTATCAAATATTCCGTCTCCGTGGTTTGCGACAACACACGAACGCGATCGTGGATTTGCTGAATCTCGTCATCGAGTCGGAGCACTTCGAACACGTCGTTCGTGTGTGTTTTCTTTTGTTTCTCCAAGCGCCGAACGATGATGTCTAAGGTGTCAATTTGCGTATGTCGATTGTCGAGCTCGGACACCTTCTGTTGATGAAGTTGATCCAACGACATTATCGGTAGAAACAATTTTTAACTTTAAAATGATTTAAAGAAATAATGTTTTAATAATGAAAAATAAGGCTCATGAATTTTTTTATTATGAAAGCGTTGTATTATTGTACATGTATCACTGAGTTTTACAAGGAGCTCATTAATCGTATTACGATTAAACCACCTCCATTGTTTGTATACAAGGTGGTTCGGTATTTCGGAGTGGACAGTGAAGAGGATATGACGGTTCGATATATGAGTGGTCATGACATTGTACCGGGTGACGACGATATTATCGAGTATCGCTTCACATGGAAGCGATACAAGAAGTATCGAATGCTACGTACCCTTGTCGACGATCCAAGTCCTTCACACGACGCACTCGCCAATACCACAACTTCGGGAGCGAAGATCGTCATGGCCGTTCTGATCAACCTACAGGACGAGATCGAGGAGAATGTACTTGATCGGGTCTGTAAGTTTGCAGGACCTCGATATGACTTTTTCAATAACAAGCACCTACAAATGAAACACATGTTTTACAACGATTCTATAGTACCGGAGGTCGTTCTTAAGATTTTATGGAGCAACGGAACCCTGTTATCCTACGACCATGAAAGTACGCTCATTTAATTTTTAATTTGATAAATTATGTGTAACAATAAGGTATGACGCGACGCAACGAAGAGAATGTTCTAAAAATTGTCGGTATGCATTTGAACAAAGGAAATTCTCCAAGATCGGTTACACAAGTCGAGTCGTTGTCGAAATCTCTTGGTAATTCACTTCGTGTTGCGCCGAAACAAAGACAAGCTCAATTAGTTAAAAAACAAATCATCGATTTTGTGAATGGATTTTTAAGAAAAAAGAAAAAAACTAAAAACAGTAAAATATATCGATTCCGAAAAGGGTCATATATCTATAGGTCCAGAGTACGGTAAATCGTTTTTGGAGATCCGATACAAATTAAAAGATTTTTTAAAAGAGGAAGGAGATTTCTTTGAATATTACCAATATTATCACGCGGTAGGTCAACACAAAAAGAAGGATTTGATGCTACCGGTTGTTAAATTCGAAGACCCAGCAGGATTGCATGAAACAACGCGAGCTTCGTCTCTTAACAATGTTCCGTCTCTTCGCGAGCTTCGTCTCTT